TTAGAACGCTTTCTAATTCTGTGTGCTCGACCTTGTGGAGCTGGACGAAGTCTTTTTAACATCATTCCACCATCTACAGTAATCGTTTTTACAAACAAGCCAGCTTCTTCTAAATTAGCATCAGCATTTTTTTGCTGATAGTTATTAATTGCTGATAACAACAATTTCTCTAATTTTCTTGAAGCTTCTTTTTGACTAAATCTTAATATATTAAGAGCCATTTCTACTTTCTGACCTCTAACTAAATCTGCAACTAAACGCATTTTTCTAGGTGAAGTAGGGCAGTTATTTAATTTAGCGAAAGCCACTTGTGCTTTAGCCTCTTTAGTCTGCTCTGCTCTTTCTCTGCTGGAACAAGCCCAAGCCCACTTGCCAAAGTCTTCGTTTGCGGGAAAAACTTCCCTCTCGTTCAACTGAATCCCAAATACGACTTTAGGCTTGTCTACCTTGATCTTAAAAACTTCGTAGCCAACTATAATGTTGTCCTCATCGTCTATTTGACGGTAGATAAGAGCTTTAGTTCCTCTTTTTTCAAGTTCATAAAAGAAGCCTTTTCTTTTGATATTTTCTGGTAGCAGTTCCATTAGTCGATTAGTTTTTGAATTTGGTAGAAGAGGGAAAGAAGGGAGACTACAGGATCAATAACTGTAGTTCTCTGAGCCTGATGGGATGCAACCAGAACTATCGTCGCAGGAATGATCTTAGCTTTATCTGGATGATTTTTAATAATCCAGTCGATAAATTCACTTCCAAGAGAAGTCATAACGTCATCCACTTTGGTGGAGTATTGTCCTACAATGACCTGATAGTTGTTCACCGGATCTTTAGAGGTGACAATCATCTTGTACAGATCCTCGTAAGACCAATTCGCTTCTTTCACCTTAGCAAGGTCAATAGAAGTTACTCCTTCAATGGACCAGGATTGAATTCTATTCAGTGCAGATCTAAAGTCGGGGAAGTATTCTCTTTCAAATGCAGCCAGAGAAGTCTCGTCGATGGTAATCCCCATCTTGCCCAGAATTAAATTAACTCTAGATCTCCACTCGGTTTTGATGAATTCTTCTTCGTCTGGGTTAGAGGGATCGAAGTTGATAACTTCAAATCTACTTTGAATTGCTTCTGGAACTTTGTTGATCCAGTTGCAGGTTGCAACAAACCTGGTGTTGCCTGCAAACTTCTCGATAGTTCCTCTCAGTGCTTTGTAGAACTGGTCTGATGCTCCGTCGAACTCGTCAAGGATAACAACCTTCTTGGAAGATTTTCCATCCAGAACGGAAATATTAGAGCAGAAGTCGTTGATTTTATTTCTAATGGTATCAACTGAACTCTCGTCGGAGACGTTGATAAAGATGTGGGGTAGATCTTTGGCTAAAATCTTAGCCAATGTTGTCTTCCCGCATCCAGGAGATCCCGCTAAAAGAACGTTGTGATTGAGTCCTTTATTCTCAAATAGACTACGAATCCTCGGTGGGAGGATCATGTGTCTTATTTCTTTGGGTCTTAATTTTTCGGTTAATAGATCTTGGATCATAGATGATAATTATAGTGTTCTGGGGGTCTTTAGTTTCTGATTATTTGAACATCTTAGTCATATCATCTGCCTGGGCCTTGTCGCTTCTGATTTCAATGAAGCGGGGTAAGAATAAGCTACGTCCCCCAAATTTATCTGTGATGGGCTCGTTGTACTGGATGGCTGCAATTTTGCCAATTAGGTCATCGGGATTCTGGCTTAGCTCCTGAAGGTCTTTATCAGTAAATCCGGAACCAATTCTAACTTCTAAAGTTCCGCTGGCATCCTTACAGATGAATCCTCCGATGAATCCTTCTCTCTTTCCTTCTCCTGGAAACCATCCGGTAATCTCCAGGTCACAGTCTTGGATCTGCTTTAGCTTCACCCAGTTTCTGCTTCTCTTGCATTCGTAAACGTGATCTGCAGGTTTTAAAATAACTCCTTCTCCACCCATTGAAACGATCAAGTCGTAGATCTTCTGAGTTTCCTCCATCGAATCTACCACCCACTGACGGGCTAGCTTCACCTTGGATTCATCTTTTAGGAATCCCATCAAGAATTCAAGTTCTTGTCTTCTCTTAATAAAGGGGATGGTTCCCTTTCCGGTTTTTAAAACTTCTGACTTTTCGATGTCGAAGACGTTGAAAAGAAAATCTTTGTCAATATCATTTGGTGCAGTTCCCTTTAAGATTTGGGTTACTTTTCCAGAAACAGATTTTCTGTTCAAGTCGGTCAGTTCTCCGTCGAAAAATACCTCTCCGATAGTATTTGCATTGTGTAAAACCTGAATTAGCTCTCCTTCAATTCTAGAGAGTTTAGCCTTGTCCAACTCATTGAAAGCTCTGGTGTAGAACTGAAATCCCTTTTCTCTATCTCCCACTGCGATCACACGAACCCCATCATACTTTTCTTCACAGTAGATTTTATCCCATCCAGCTACTTCCTTCTGGTCATCTGAAGCTAGCATTACTGAAGGGTCGGGGATCAATTCTCTTCCAACTGCTTTGTTGATGAGTTTAGCCCCAATCCCAATGTTCATTCTCTTGGTCAGAATCTTCATTAGAATTACTCTAAGAGCCATGTCCTCCGCTAAATCTTTTTCATGAATGATAGAATTGATAAGAGCATTAGCCCTAGATCTGAGAGAATCGTTAGCAGCAGGTGCCTTTTTAAGATCTTCTACGAGGGACTTAAAAGTTTCAAATCCCGGAAATTCGGGGACATCTAGATTTTGAGATAAGTCTAACTTATGAAGTTTAGTTGTAATAAAAGGATTAAAGCAGACATCTAAGATGTAAAGCATTTCCTCCGATAGATTCTCGGAAATTAATCTCTGTTTTTCTTTCTGGGATCCGTTTCCCTCCATGGATTCAACGGACAATAGGACTCTGAGCTCTTGTTTCATGTAGAATGTTATTATCTACATAAATATACGGTCTTAATTATAGGGTAAAGGATCCTCCTTCAGCTTCTCCCTCTTTTCCACCTTCTTTTTTAGCCTTTTCTGCTTCTTTAGCTTCGACTTCCTTGTAGACTTTATTCTTATCAAACTCATCTTTAGAAAGGGGTAAGAATCTTCTAATCAAGAAGTCTTTATCAAAATATGGTTTTTCTTCTTCCCCTACCTTCATTTTCATCTCACCTAGAGAGGTAACAAAATCAGTTGCTTTGGTTAGATGGGAAAGATCTAGAAGTTTAGAGAACTGGTTTTCGCTGTAGTAGTCAAGACCTAGATTTGCCTTAAAGCTTCTATCTTTAGAAAGTTCAGGGAAGTCTAAACACATCTGAATGTACAGGGGTTTAATAATAATTTCCTGAAAGATAGATCTAAGTCTGGTTAGGAACTTTTCGAATCTAATCTCGTCTCTTTCTAACTGGTCGATAGAAATTTGATAGTTGGCAGGAGTTGCTCCTCTACCTGCAAATCTAGCATAAGGAATTTTAGAATCTAACTTCAACTTATTGTAGAAGTAGATCACGTTTTCCATGACGTTAAAGTCGGGACCGTTTGCGTTTAGAACGTCGATTTGAGGAGAAACTCCATCTTTTTCAGGAAACAGATAGTTCTTGTAGAATTGGATCTTTGGAGTTCCATTAACCAGAAGTTCACCTGAAGTGTCGTTCATGGTTATCTCTTCTTTGTAGGAAGACATCAACTGACCCAGAGTCTGCATTGCCTTCTGCTGAGACTGGCTACCTACAGGGATAACAAATTTTAGTCTATAAGAAGCGTTCATCACGTTCCAGATTACCCTACTGTTCTCCATTACCCTTAGAATGTTGTAGGATCTGATTAGTCTTTCCACATAACTAACTCTAGAAATTGAATTTCCTTTAGCATATGAGATGTAGATGATCTGCTCAGACTTTAACTTTCTAGAAAGCTGGCTGTCCTTTGGATACTGGATCCAGATCTGCTCGAAAGAACCATCTGGAGCCTTTTCCGTGTGGGGCTGAAGTGAAGTTGGGTCCAATTCTTTGAATCCAACTATCTTCTTTCCGTCCGTAGAATAAACGATTTCAAAAGCTAAGAATCCATCGATCAGGAACTGCTTAAATAACTGCCAAGCCAGGTTATTCTGCTGAAAGGCATAGAGCATGTAGATCGTTTTAAAGTTCTCGTGAACCTTATCCAGAATCTTATCTTTTAGATCTATATTGTTTAGAAGAGGCTGACAGAAGAAGTTCTTATCATCATAGTTGACTGCTTCGTCCGAAACTGTCTCAAGAATAAAGTCAATCTCTCCGTTTAGAGCAAATTTTCTCAGAAAGTCTCTTTTGCCTAAATAGTCTTTATCAAAATAGGCAATGTATTTTCTAATTCTGGTGTCTTGATATCCAAGAGTCCAATAAAAGGCACTATCGTTGGTAAATCCATTTCCCTCTTCAGAAAACATCTGCGACTCGGTCTGCCCAATAGTCTGAGAATTACGAATGACCATGTCCTCGTACTGCATTCCGAACTTCCCAATTCTGCTCAAATTTTTGTAGAGCTGGGTGACGAATCTATTTTGTGGGTTTGAATCTAAAAATCCTGCCATTTATCTTCTTTAAGTTGCTGGGGGAGCTGGAGCTGGAGCTGCGGCTGGAGCTGCGGCTGGAGCTGCTGGAGCTCCTGCGGCTGGGGCTTCCGCTCCTTCTTTTTTCTTTTCTTCCGCCTTCTTTCTGGCTTCAGCATTTGCCCTAATGTCGTCGCTAGTAAGTCCCAGATAATTTTCAATCAGGTATGGAACAGAGAAGAATCCTCCTCCAGTGTCGTCCGTTAGAGCCATTAGTTTGTCCACAGACTCCTTCTTTTTCAGGATAATTTCCATCTCCTGGTTTCTCTTGAATGGGTTATCCGAAACATAATCTAACCCAAGTTGACTCTTAAACATGTAGTCTTTCTCCAGTTCAGGAAAATCTTTACACATCTGGATCCAAAGGGGCTTAATTAGGATATCTTGGAAGGAAGTTCTAAGTCTATCGATAAACTTAGCAAATCTAATTTCTTGTTTGTCAAGTCCTTCTGCTGAGTTAGCATACTTGCCCATCGAACCTCCATCTGGCCCATTGAATCTAGAATTAGGAACTTTAGATTCGTTGATCAGTTTATCAAAGAAGTAAGCTAGAGGAGCAGGATCGTTTAGGTTAGGACCTACGTTGTTGATGGGCTCAATAGTTGGAGTTCCGTTAACACCAGAAGGCATTAGATAGTTCTTAAAGAACTGAATCTTTGGAGCCCCGTTGACAAAGAGTTCTCCACTCTGGTCATTTAGACTCACATCTTCTTTATAAATGCTCATCAATTCCCCTAGAGTTTGCATTCCCTTCTGAGGAGATCTAGTTCCGATTGGAACTGTCATCTTCATTCTGAATGAAGCATTCATCACGGACCAAATAACCCTCGTGTATTCTATAATTCTTAGAATGTTGTAAGGTCTGATCAGTCTTTCTGTGTAGCTGACTCTCGAAACAGTATTTCCTTTTGCATATGAGATGTAAATGATCTGAGAGTCGTAGAGCATTCTCTTTCTTCTCGGATCTTTAAAATACTGCCACCAAACATTTAGATATGTTCCGTCGTTCTGTTTTTCAACAGAAGGCATTAGGGTCATCGCATCAATTTCCTTGAACCCGATGACATTTTTTCCCTTATCATCGTAGATGATTTCGAAAGCAACATAACCATCGATCAAAAACTGTCTGAAGTACTGCCAAGCACTGATGTCGTCGGTGAAACCGAACATGTCATAGATCTTCTTGTAGTTCTCGTTGATCTTATCAATAACCTTCTCTTTTAGTCCGGTTAAATTCAAAAAAGCAGGATAAGCAAAGAAATTATGGGAGTCGTAGGTAATTGCTTCATCGTTAACTACATCTAGGATAAATTCAATCTCCGGATTAAGGGAGAATTTTCTGAGGTAATCTCTTTTTCCCTTATAGTCTTTATCAAAATAAGAGACGTACTGCTTTGACGTGGTATCTTGTCTAGCAAGAGCATAAAGCATGGTCTCGTCCTCAATCATTCCCTTTTTCAGGAAGGCTGCCTCGGTCTGACCAATAGCCTGGGAGTTTCTAACCACCATGTCGCCATAGTTTAGACCAAAGTTGCTCAGATTCTTAACAGAATCTCTAATTCTTTGGAAGATAGGACTACCTTGTGGATTTTCTATAAAACCTGCCATTTATGCTTTTTCGTCTTTATGTTATAGATGAGACTACTTATTTAATTTCGACCTATAGTTAGTATATATCTCGTTGATGGGCAACCCCTGGATAGAAGAGTATTTTAGAAAGGGAAGTTTAGACCAGTCTGAATAGTCTATCCACTTGACGTCCTTCATGAACTTAAACTTAAATCCGTTAAAAGATGTGTTATATCCAGTTCCTTTAAAGAGAGAAGAAATGTCTCTGGACTCAACCCTAATAATGCTAGGGGTTCCACCTTTTTCGACCTTCTTCATTCCGTCCTCAATCTGGGGCTTGAACTGATCCCAAAACTTCTGGAGGATTTCTAATCTCTGCTCAGGAGGGGTCACGGTTAAGTCAATGGACTTAACAACAATATCATTACCTATTTTCTCGGAAGAAAGATAAAGAATGAGGGGGTTCCTGTCGATGAACGGGACCTTCTCGCTAACCTCAGCATCTGTGTTGTACGTGAAGAAATAAACGTTGCCGGGAATTAGAGTTCCATCGTATTTGTAAGATGCTCCCTTTCCATTAGTCCCATACTTTTCTAAGAAGTAGAGGTCGGTATTGGTTGCAAGAGAGGAAACCGAGGAAGAAGTCTTTCTGTATTCTATAATTTGTTCTCTGAACTCCATCTAATTAAGGACTCTTAAATAAGAAATTTTCGTCTATCACCCCAAAGTTGTAGCTTCTCTTTGTCGCCCATTCTTTCGCTGCCTTAAATTTAGCCTGGTTTGTAATCCAGATCTGCATCTTCTGGTTGTATGCTTTTAGTTTAGCAAGAGTTTCTGGGGGAGTTATAACGGGTTTTTTATACTGGGATTCTGGTTTAATCTCCACGATCCAATCTGCTTCTTCTCCATCATCCTTCAGAACTCTCATGTAAAAATCCACGTTATAAATGTGTTCTTTTTTATCTAGAGGATTGTAGTAAGGAATTTGAAGAGGTTCAGAAGACCACTTTATAATTTTATCGTTGGTATCGCAGTATTTACAAAATCTAAATTCCCAGGAGGATCTAAAAATTATATTGTGGGGATCTCCGATATATTTGTCAGGATGAAGAGGTTCGTAAAGTCCTGACTTGTATAATCCGTTCGGCTTTACTTTCTTGATCGACATATCTTAAACGTTGTAAGAATTCTCTTCCCCAGTAATGTGGGAGAAGGGGATGGTTTTAGGTGATTTTGGTGGGTGTATTTTTTTCCAGCCTTTTGCAAATCCATTCTTTGCAATCTGTGTATAGTAGGCAAATGGGTTATTAGACTTTGCAGGATCAAATCTGTTCCAATACTTACAGAGATCTTCCATCGCAAAAGCCATACAGTCCTCTTTATCCTCTGGATCTTTGTAGGCCATCTTTTTGGAGATCCCTTGGATCATAAGATAGAACATACTTATAGTTTCGGGAGTCAAAGTTCCTTTTTCTTTGGACTCTAGAATTGCTCTCATTAAGTCTGAGTTTTTAACGTAATCTGCCATTTTTAAATATTTTTAGCGTAAAAAAATAAATCCGCACTTAATCTATTATATTAATTAGTGCGGATTTAGTTTCGAAATTTAATATGTTCAATTACATATCAAACCAGCTTTTCTCTCCAGGCTCTGGAGCTTTTATTGCTGGTCTATAAGGTCTGTCGGTTGTTCCTGTTAAAATTTTATTGATACTTTTGTCAATTGCATCATAGTCAACTTGTTGAGATCCGGAAGGTTCTTTAGTCACTCTCTTCATCAGCTGGTTGTTTGCTCCTAAAAGTCTAGTTTTAATTAGAGTTCTAAGATTTCCGTAGATTTGACCGTCTGTTAGATTGGGCTTATCTACACTCTTGTGCCAGTCTTGAAGAACATCTTTTAGAGTTGTAGCAATAACTTCATCAAACTGCTCGTCGCTCAAATTAGACCATCTTCTTCTGAACTCACCATAAGCAACCGAGTTGATTAGCTCAACCAGCATTTTAGCTAGCTTATGAGTTACGGTTCTAACTGGTCTGCGAGGATTTCCCAGAACTTTGATATAAACTGTTTCTCCTTCGGCAAGAGATTTTTTAACCTCGTCTGCAAGTTCTTTTTGATCGATGAACTTTTTAGCTTCTAGTAAAACTCCCTCAAAGTAGTTATCGGGTTGAACA